AGTAGTGGCTCATTTGACCGACGGTCCATGATAACACGGTGTCGACCCAGTCGTTGCATAAGTTTTTTAATCATCTACAAATCCATTTAAAATAGGATACACCCCATCTGAACTTCGTTGTATCTCGATTCGACCACTGAAGCCTGCATACTCAAACTTGCCAGGGGCAATTCTTTTAAAACAATCAATTACAATCTCTGGTTCACCCATGATATCATAATGAATCATTTCAGATTCGTACAGAGTCTGTAGTTGTTCAATTAGAAGTTTGAGTTGCATAAGACTATTATAGCACAAGTTAGCGTCAAGGCCAATGGGGATTTTCGCCAAGTAGCGCACGAATAGATTGAAACTCTTTCCAAGCATCTTTGTACATTGGATTTTCTTTTAGCAATGCTAGATGTCGTTCACGATTTTGTATAAAGAAGTCACTGACATCTAATTGACTGTGGCCGCGGTGTCCACTGTAGCCAGATTGTGGTCTGCTGTTATACACATTGGCGTGATCAAGTGCCCGTTCAATAGTAGTCTGATTATGCTCAAACCGTTCAATTGTACGCTCGTCTAGTTCAACCTGGTAAACGTGCTCGGTTGTGGAATCCATTGGAGCCCAATCAATTGCGCTAGTTTGCGGGACTGCCCCGTAAAATGGTGGTACATTTACACGACGCAAGATGTGCTGACCAGTGATCTTTACACCTTGCTTCTTTAACCACGTTATATGGTCAACTGCCATTTAGTCTTCAACCAACTCAACAGCTTCTGCTGGCACAACCTTGTCGAAGATGTGTGGATTTTCAGTGATGTTTTTCATCACAGTATCCAAACAACCATCGTCATTGCGTTCCCAGCCCTTGCGAAACTTCTTAATAATAACGCCGTCGGGATCAGTGTACACAAGACTATTGCCTTCTTTCTTCAGCATACCTTTGGCTTCAATCAGATCAGTAAGTCCTGAATATGGATTCATACCTGTTTCGTACGGAATCTTAACTTGAACTGATTCAAACGGTTTAGCATAGCGTGTCTTCATGATCTTACATGCTGCACGAATACCCTGCACAGTGGTTGTTTTACCACCATCTTCATCTTCTTTCAGCTTGAGCTTGCGCATGGCAACAACGATACTAGAAGCATAGATGAAACCTTGTCCGCCACTGATCTTGTCATCTGGATCAAACATGTCTTGACTTGCGTAGGTGTGTGCAGTACACACCAGACCCAGATTCAAATTGCCAAACATATTAACGCAATTGCGAACCAGTGCAGCCAGAGCTTTGGGCTTACGACCCATGTCGCCCTTCATATCGCCAGCTTGGAATTGATTAATGTCAGTTGGTGTCAGCAACATGCCCAGCGAGTCAACGATAAACAATACTTTAGGACGCTCTGCTTCTGCGATTGTTTTATATTCTTTGACAAACTCACTGATCATTTTGGCCACTTCGTCAATCATGGCCATGTTGAGTTTAAGCAACTTGTCTTCGCTGGTGTCTACACCCAGTGCATGCAGCCACTTTTCATCCAATGCGTTTTCGCTATCCACTAAGATAACAAAGATACCTTGCTTTTGTGCATTAGCAACCAAGTTGCCTGAACAAATAAAACTTTTGCCTGCGCCAGACTCACCAGCAAACACAGTCACTTTGCCCATTGGCACGCCGTGATTAAAGTTGCTGCTGATAAGGTAATTTAGTGCAAAATTGTTTGTGCTGATCCAGTCAGTTGGATCATTGAAACCGATGCTCATGCCTTCGATACTTTTTGTAATGCTCTTTCTAAATTTAGAGACATCAAATGCTTTTACCATAATATTCCTTTAAGATGAAGTTGGGAGAGCATCATGCTCTCCCGTGTGTCAATTATGCTTGACGATTGCGGATCATCTTAAGGATGTCATCAACGCTGGGCTTGGCTGCTCCGGCTGCTGGTGCAATTGGTGCTGTTGCAGCTGGTGGGGCTGATTGTGAAACCGCTGGTGCTGGGCGCGATGCCACTGGTGCTGGTTTAGCAGTTGCATATTCATCAGCATCACCTGCTGGCGAGTTGGCAATTTGCACGCCACTTGGACGATAGAACTTGCCCCACAGATCTGGCTCGTACAACTTGCCTTCAACTGAAGCTTCGAACATTTCAAAGATTGCTCGTTGCTCGTCAATGCCTGGACGCTTTGGCATAAAGTCGTTCAAGTTAAACAGACTGTGTGTGGCAATTGCTTGCAACTCTGTTTCATTCAAGCTGCGCTCTTTACGAGCCCAACCAGAAGTCGAGTAGTCAGCATATCCACCTTTTTGTGTCTTGTTCAGACGGAAGTCAGTACCTGCTTGGTAGTCAGTTGGAATATTTTCCATGTCTGGATCCATCAGTGCTTGCTTGATCAGCGTGAAGATCTGTGGACTGATCACAAAGCGACGGATTGGATTCTCTGGAACGCTGTCTTCTTCCATTGGGCTGCTTACAACAAAGCCCTGGAAAACGTAACTACGCTTTTTCCAGTATGTGCGACCAAGTGCTTCCATGTTTGGATCTTTGAACCAAGGACGGATTGTTGCGTGAACTGGACATGTTTCGCCCCACATTTCAACGCAAGGTACCTGTACCATAACTTTTTTGTTTTCGTCTTGACCAGCAACCCCAGCGAATGGGATCTTGATCATCTGACGTTCGCGCCAAAAGAATGTGTTTGTTTCGTCTGCGTCTGGGAGGAATCGAATCGAGGCAGAAGTGCCTTCTGCGATGTTCCAGTGTGCATAAATGGAGTTGTCGCCGCCACCTTGCTTGGTACCACTGGATTTTTGTGCTTGCTCTGCTAGTCGAGCGCGAATTTCTGCTAATGTTGCCATGATGAGTTTACCTTTAAGTTGAGTAAGTTTGAGTGTTAAGTCCTATAGTGGACTAAAACAACATGCACGTTTTCTTTGTGTGCATGTTATATTATACTTATGATCGCAAAATAAAGCAATAGGCTTTTTAGCCTAAATTAGCCTAAAAACGGACGAATTAGCCCAAAAGGCGTGACAACGATGATTCCAAATCTGCCACAGCTTCAGACACCATGTCGTTGGGTTGGAGCAGGCCTGCACCTGGTTTGGTGTTGGCTGGCAGCTGGTATTCAGCGATACCGGTTAGGTCGCCGGTGCGGGCTGCTCGTTCCATCATGCGTTTCAGCATAATGACTTCAGTTTTTCCCTGAGTACGTATATTTGAAACTTCTTCAGTTTCTTCTAGGCGCTTGCTCCAGCGCAGCAGTTCCATGATGTCCTTGCGTCTACGACTGATTTCCACAATCTTGGTGCCTTGATCATCCCATGGCTTACCACCTGATTCCACGTGCAGAGCCATGACTCTGGCACCCAGCAAGTGGTTGTATGGGAAACGGAAACGCTCGCCATCTTTTTCCACAAACAGTGCTTGAATGTTTCTGCTACGTGCGCCGGGCTTTTCTTCTGTGACAGATTTTGTGTGAGCCAGACGAATCTGTGTGCTGCCCAATGGATGATAGCTGATCTTCAAGCTGTTGCGACCTTCTGCCACAGTTTCTGTACGATGGGCCATTTTCTTTGGTTCAATATCACCATCGTAGCTGCGAATTGTGGTGCCGTACAAATAACGCCTGGCCACTGCTTGGATGCGTGGTTTAAATTCGGTCTTGAACCAGTTGACATCTGTTGTGGTTGGGTCGTACCATACTTCAACATCGGTATTGTCGTAGTTGACCATGACCATGATATTTTGGTCCGGCACGTATTGGTACACAGCCTGCTCTTGATCAAGGGTGCCTTTGCCGTCAGCATCTTTGAATGTAGAATTGTGGCTTACTCCTGCCACTGTGGCAGCTAGTTCTTTGGTTAATTGTTCTCTTGTAGGCATAGCTCTTATTTAGTTACAGGAAGCCAATTGGCATTGGTCGCAATATGTCATCGGTGCCTGCGTTCACAAGTCTGTCATACGTGCTGGTATCCCAGGTCATGATAACTTCGGTCATACGCAGCACTAAAATTGTTGCCATTACCAGGTCATCTGTTTCACCGTCTTTGGCTGCAAAACTTGCCCCACGTGCAATAAAGTTTTTCAACTCGCGCAACAAGTTATGACTGTAGATTGTCATCTTATCGCTTTCCACATAGTTCTTTAGTCGCATACACGCTGTGATTTTAGTCTTGTGTGTGGTGTTGAATCCACGACGACCTCTATTTTGCCCTGCACGTCTGATTTCCTGTACAAAGGTGCCAGGAATATGTTCTTCACCAAATTCGCGTACACTGATCAATGCTGCTTCGCCAATGGTGTTGTTTTCAACTGACCAATACAGCTCAACGTTTCCTTTGGTTTCGTCTTGTAGCCATTTTAGAATAGATACCAAGGTGCGCATCTGCCCTTGTATATCAGTTTTATTATGTTGCCATTCGGCCACTTGTTCTAGCTGGGGCAATTTGAATACCTGAATCGCTGCTGGATCTCCACCTGTGCCTAAACTAGGATCCCACCCAAGTACGTATGCGCTGCCTGGTTCTGGGTATCGGTAGACACGGACTTGTCCCATTTTTCCATTTGGGTCAGTGCTTTCCATGGTGATCAGTTTCATTGGATTGACTAATGTTTCATCTGCAATAATGAATTCACATTCATGCTCACGTAGGAAACGTTCTTCACCAATCTTAATACGTTCTGTGCCGGCCCAGTCTTCATCTCGTTCTGGATGCTCGCTCCAGATAAACTTGATGCTGGCAAATCCGTTGCGGCCTAATCCAGTTGTGTTTGCATTGCCATACGCATCAGTCTTCTTGGTAGCATCTTTCCAGATACGTGCAAATTGGTCATCATCCTGATTAGGGGTTGATGTAATGATACACTTACCACCTGTACTCAATGTGGGACTGATTGAAGTCCAGAACTCAGAAGCAATGCGTGGTTTAACGAATGCAAACTCATCGCAATAGATCAATGAAAGTGACATACCACGTGCAGTTGTTTCTGTTGTGGTGGTTGACACAATGCGGCTACCGTTGTCAAAGTCAATGCTGCCTTTGTTGTAGCTGGTTGCACCTGCTTTCAAGAATTCTGGCAGTGTTTCGTATGTATAACGAACACGTTGCATAATCTCCTGTGCACCTGCAAACTTGTGAGCAGCAATAAGGATTGTTTGATCTGCCATAAACATAGCACGCCAGACCAGATATGCGGCTGCACATGCAGTCTTGCCCATCTGACGACCCAGCATGTTGATGCTGTAACGATTATTGTGATAACAATCAATTAGATCACGTTGGTAGTCAAAAAGTTTAAATTTAACTTTGCCTTTGGTAGGATGTTGCACCCAGCAATAATTATCAATAAAGTATATTGGATCAACTGCGCAAATGGCAAGTTCACGGATCTGTTCATCCGTGAACTTCTCTACTTTGAAAGGTGACTTAACAAAAGTATTTTCACCAGCCATTTAGCCTCCGATTACTTCTTGCGGCTGATTGACTCAGCAACAAACTTTCTATACTCGCCCATTGCAGTTGCAAACTGTTCTTCAACTGTGACTGTATGAGTGCCATCGCCCATTGGGTTTTCACCTTGGTTGTTGGCACGATTTGCGCCATAGTCCTTACGACCTGCTGCTTGCCCACGAGCAGACGGCAAGTTATCAAACAACTTTGGCTCTGGCATACTTGTACCTTCTGGACTGTTGGCCAGTTTACTTTCAGCAATTCCTGCCAACTGTAAGATACGAGCATAGCTTTGTTCGTACACGCCTTGGCCAAAAATAGAGTTAGTAGCAGGCGCTTCTTCTTTTACTTCGGTGTCTTTGTCGGCCCAGTCTGGAACGCCATCACCATCAGCGTCTGGCTTTTTGTTATCGTCTTTGCTGTCATCTTTTTCATCAGTCTTGTCGCCACTTTTCTTGGCGATCATTTTTGCAAAGGCAGCTTTTTGTGCAGCACTTTGAGCTTCATTGGTAACACCTGCCAGTTGAAGAATACGAGCAGATTCTTCATCAATTTCTTCAACTGCTTCTGGCAGATCTTTCTTGGCCATTGCTTGCTCTGCGTCTTTGCGTTCTTTTTCTTCAGCATCAGTTTCAGTGCCGCCATAAACTCCAGATCCTGCTTTGTGAACTTGCCCAGCCTGCGTTTGTGTAACACTGCCACCCTTGGAAGTATACGAAGTATCACCAACTGCTTCGTCAGTTTCTTCTTTTTCTTCTTCAGCTGATTCTTCTTCAGCTGATTCCATGTCTGCAAGTTCAATAGCATGATCTTGCATGTCGTGATCGCCATCGCCATCGTTGTCACCTGGTACTTGATCAGCTGCTACTGCTGGTTCGGCTCCGACATACATCACTGCTGGTTCGGCTCCAGGCATTTCAGCAGGCATGTCAGCAGGCATTTCAGCTGACATTCCACCAATTTGAATTCCTGCTAATTTTAAAATGTTTGCAATTTCATCTGCACTGTCTGTGGTAACACTGATGTTCTTGCCGGGCATGCTGATTGTTACTGACATTGGTCCTTCGCTTTGGCCTGCAGGAGTTTGCCCAGTCATACCAGACATATCGTCCCAGCATTCGCCGACGCCTTCTTTGGCAATACGGATGCTTTCATTTACTTTAGTTGTTTTCATTTCTTATCTCCTCTGCTTGAAACAGCAATGTTATTTTGTTTAGTGCCAATTGGGCTTGTCTTACCATCAGCTGGACCTGTATAGTCAGGGCCCGAAGTTATTTTACCAACTTGTTGTGTAAAGTTAGCTCTGCGCTCTTTGCCAGATTTGTCAGCAGCACTCAGCATCTGTTGATTGTATTTGTCGCCAGCAGCATCATCAGCACTCACAGGGTTTGCTTCTGATTCCAAATAGTCGGAAGAAAGTTTAGCTTCTGTGTTCGCATCAGTGTCTGCTTCGATCTGCTGTTCAATTGGCTCGTCACGGCCAAATACTTTTAGTAGACCTTCTGCAACATACAGCAGAGTGCGTAATTCACTTTCCAAGGTTGGGGTACTCACTGGCAAGCGTGTTACTACATCCACGATAACAATTTCATGCCCGCCTAGTTGCGGGAAATCCATTGGACGTGCTTGCAGCATCAGCTTCTCTGGGCGGCCAACTTCTAGCGCATCATACTTCTTCATATGACGCTCCAAAGTCTCAAGTTGACGATCTGATGGCTGGAACGCCATCTTAATACGATAGCGGTGTTCGCGCTGTAACTGATTAATATACTCTAATAGTGTGGGCATAATTGAATCCTCTCTTAAGACTATTTATTATGACCGACACGCTTTAGGATTGCTTGCACGATATCATTGCGATTTCCAACTAGTCCGCCATCAGTTGCGTCTACCACATTGTCAGAATCCGAGCCTTTTTCATCTCGGTCCATACGTGATTTACGTAACTGTAAGTCAACCATTTTCAGCTTCTTATCCAGCTTGGCTATCTTAGCATCAATTGCTGTTTTCAGCAGTGTTGCAGCAACTTCAAAAATCTTCCCTGCGTTTCTATCGTCAACATTGAATCCCAAATCCATCAAACGTTCGCTTTGCTCATGCGCCATGTTTGCTAACTTGTCTAGCTCTCGCTCTGCAGTTGCCATGTCTGTCACAGTGGGCAATGCAATATCAATACGGGTTGCCATATCAATAGTAGCAGCAGCTATCACAAGCTGTTCCTGAATTTCTTCAGAAACTTCTGGTAGTGTGTGGTCCAAAGCATTTACTTCCTCAATAGGTGGGAAACCAAATACTTCTTCTAATTTCT